CCTACAAAATATCCCAAGTAGTGGACAATATGGAAAGTTAATTCGCAACCTGTTTATTGCCCCAGAAGGCTACAAACTAGTTGTGGCTGACTACTCACAAATTGAACCACGTATCATTGCAGCGTTTTCACGGGATCCAATTATGGTAGATAACTATTTAACTGGTGGAGATATCTATACGACCATCGGTAATACCATGGGAGTTGATCGTAAGGCTGGAAAGGTTTTGGTTCTTTCGATCGCATACGGTGTTGGTCCAGATAAGATTGCTCAACAGGTTGGTTGCACAATTACAGATGCACGTAAGTTGCTTGATGACTTTACTAAGAAATTTATTGATATTCAAAAGTATCGAGGAAGAGTTATTAGGCAGGCAATAGAAAAAACGCCCGTGCCATATGTTGAGACTGTTTTCGGTAGACGCCGTTATATACCTGACCTAAAAAATGGTGATAAAGGTCTACGGGCTAGGGCAGAAAGACAGGCCTTTAATACCATGATTCAAGGATCTGCAGCAGATTTAATGAAATTAGCCATTGTTAGGGCACATTCTTGTTTTGTTGATGAGCCAGATGTGAATGTCGTTTTGACTATCCACGATGAGTTGGTTACTGTTGCCAGAGAAGATTTGGCAGAAGAAGCAGCAGAAGCGATTAGAGTTTCAATGGAAGGTATCAAACTTCCAGAGATAAATATTCCTCTTGTTGCAGATGTAAAAATAGTAGATAGATGGGGAGAAGCAAAATGAGTAATGCAGACTGGTGGGCTAAACAATTAGGCGCACAACCAGCACAACAACCACGTCAGGCAGATGTTCCGATGCCAGCATCGCAACAACCTATGACTCCGTACACTCCTCCGCAACAACCACAACAACCTAACTTAAGAATTGGTAGTGCTGCACAAACACAAAATTGTCCTGACTGCGGTTCAGGAAACTACATGGCTGTACAAAATGCTGCACCTCGTTGTTATGACTGTGGGTATCCTCTAGGGCAATCAGGCAGTAAATATGGAGCGCTAACTGGTGCAAAGGTTGAAGGAAATACAAAAGGCGCATTAGGAAATGACACAGCAAGCAATTGGAACCCACAAGGAATTATTGGAAGGATTGATGGATGAATGATGAAGCCAAAAAAATTATTGCACTCCTTAACAAGAAGTTTGGAGACAATGTTGTTGTATTGGCTAGTGACATCCGTTCTGATCTTATTCCTCGCATCAGTTCTGGGTCTACAACTTTGGATTACGTTTTGGGCGGCGGCTTCCCTGGTAATCAGTGGAATGAACTTATTGGTGAGCCTTCTCACGGAAAAACTGCGCTTGCTCTTAAAACGATTGCTGCAAATCAGCAAGTAAACCCAGAGCACACAACCGTTTGGGTTGCTGCAGAACAGTGGGTTCCAGAGTATGCGGAGATGTGTGGGGTAGATACTTCACGAGTTATTGTTATTGAGACAAGCATTATGGAAGAGGCATATCAAGCCGTTATTCAGTTTGCCGAGTCTAAGTCTGTTGACGCAATTGTTATTGATTCACTACCAGCCTTGTCCCCTGCTCCAGAAATGGAAAAGGACATGAGTGAAGCAACCGTAGGTCGTGGGGCATTGTTGACTAATAAGTTCTTCCGTGTGGTAGGAACCGCAATGAAGCGTTCTCTTGTAGAAGATGAACGTCCAGTATTAGGACTAATCATTAACCAGTACAGAATGAAGATCGGTGTTATGCATGGAGATCCACGCACAACTCCAGGAGGAGAAGGAAAGAATTACGCTTTTTTTACTCGTTGCGAAGTAAAACGTGATGAGTGGATTGAGATTGGTTCAGGAACTAATAAGGTACGTGTAGGCCAAAGAATTAAAGTAAGAACATTAAAGAACAAAACAGCACCACCACAACGTGTTGCTTACTTTGACTTCTATTTTGCTGAAGGAGGAGATTGCGCCCCTGGCGAATTTGATTTTGCTAAGGAAGTTGCTTCTCTTGCAGTGGTCAAGGGAGTCATTGACCGCAAAGGCGGATGGTATTACTACGGAGAACGTAAATGGCAAGGCATCGAGCCAGTCATTGCAAGCATTCGTGAAGAAGTAGAGTTAAAAGAAGAATTACAAAAGTTAGTTTTAGAGTCACCCGACAACCCAATGGCAGGAGCAGCAGATGAGTAAGAAAGAGTTCACAGTTAATGACGAACAGTGGGCACACGATCTTGAAAAAGGCGTTGAAGCATATACAGACATGTTGTTTGAGGCCGTGTGGGATGGTGAAGAGGACAATATAACCGAGACATTGTCTGAAGAACCCTTTTGCGGATGCGCTAACTGCTTTTGGAGAGAAACATTGTTCTTCTTAGTACCAAAGATTATTAAGGGTTACGAAGAAGGAAAGATTGAACTTGAAGAGTGAAGGTCAAAAACAATCGCAGAAACACGAGAAGCGACTAGCCAAGAAAACTAGTGGTTCTCGCACTGCTGCATCGGGGGCATTTTGGTCAAGAAAAGGAGATGTTCGTAGTACTGATTTACTTATAGAACATAAGTGGACAGGAAAAAAATCGTTTTCATTAAAAGCAGATGTTTTAGAAAAGATTGTTACTGAAGCAATTATTGACAGCAGGATGCCTGTGTTGGGGATTAGCCTTAACAACAAGAACTATGTACTATTGACCGAAGACGACTTCTTTGAAATGAGAGAGAAATTACAGGAAAATGGATGAACCAGAATACGCTTGGCGATATGACGCACGATGCAGAGGTAAAGATGAAACTACACTCATCTTCTATCCGCCTCGTGATAAAGAGCAATATAAACTACTGGCGACTCAAGCGAAAAATTTTTGTTTTGGAGAAACAGGTAAGAACCCTTGCCCAGTCCGTGCAGAGTGTCTTTGGGACGCAGTATCACGAGAAGAACCACACGGAATTTGGGGTGGACTAAGTCACCGTGAACGCAACGCTTTAATCCGCAAATGGAGTAAGTTAAAGAAAACTAAAAAAACAACCCTAACCCTTAAAGACTACATTTTCAGTAAGGAAATCTAGTGGTAACTGACCTAAAAAAGTTTTTGGATGCAACAAAAAGTGATTCAAGACTTATAGGCGATGTCGAACGTCATTTATTAAAGAAGCCTAGAGAAGACAGGTCTACCACCGTTCTTCACCCTTCTGAAATTATTAAAGATGATTTTTGTTTTAAGTACTCTTATTATCTTATGACGGGTGGAGCCCCTAAGACAGAAAAACCAAGTTTACGTTTACAAAATATCTTTGATGAAGGACATGCAATCCACGCTAAATGGCAAAACAGATTTTATGAAATGGGAGTTATGTATGGAAAGTTTAAATGCCTAGTTTGTAAAGAAATAACATTTGGATTATCACCAGAAAAGTGTGAGCACTGTTCCTGCAATGTTCTTGAGTATGATGAGGTTAGTCTTCGTGACGAAGTCTTACGTATGGCAGGTCACACAGACGGTTGGATTAAAGATTTAAAAGGTGACTGCTTAATTGAGATCAAATCCATAGGAGAAGGAACATTTAGATTTGAAGCGCCAGACCTACTGTTTGATGCCGATGGTGATCTTGTCAAAGCATGGAGAAACATTCGTCGACCATTCCGTGGTCATATGCTTCAAGGTCAAATGTACCTAGAACTTGCTCGCAGAATGTATGGGGATGAAGCGCCCCAAGAAATTGTTTTCTTATACGAATTAAAAGCAAACCAAGACTATAAAGAGTTCTCGGTAAAAGCAGACTACGAGATAGTAGAACGTATATTCAAAAAGGCAGAGAAAATCATCAAAGCCATAGAAGATGGAGTCACGCCTGAGTGCAACGTAAAGCCAGGAGGATGTAAGCAGTGCAACTTGATCCAGTAATGCAGAAGGGGCTTGATCTACCAAAGCCAGTTTATGATCAAGTCATACTGCCACCAGATATAACTGAACTAAGCAGTGAACAACTGGCTGAAATGTTTACCGTTCTAACGGGGTGGGCTGACTACATGTCGTCTCAGTTGGTACAGGCTCAGTTGGCTGAAAGAGATGCCCTACGCAGGGCAGAGTTTGCTGAGAGTAAAGCAACCGTAAGGTTGACTACAGGAGCGCCAAAAGGCACCACAGTCACGCTCATTAAGGCTCAAATAGACACAGACCCAGAAATTGTCGATTTGCGGGATAAGTACGAGGAGAAGTATGCTTACCGCAAGATCATGGAGATGTTGCTCACTAACCAAGAGAGAGACATCACCTTAGTATCGAGGGAAATAACAAGAAGGTCACAAAGTATGTTACGAAGAGATTCGTTCTAGACCTTTATAACGAGGAGGAATACATGAAGAAAATAGCAATTACATCAGCCCTAGTACTTGGGTTGATAACTACAGGAACAGCAGCATTTGCTGATTCCAATACTCAAATTAATGCAAATTCACAATTGATTTGCACACCAACAACGGTTACACCGACACCATCGGCTACACCAACGCCATCAGCAACACCACGTCCTTCAGATACGTCAACAGCAACCACATCAACAGCAACGATTACTTTGCCTGGTTTGACGTGTAAGTGGGTAAGTCCTACACCAGTTGCAAAACCTGCAGCCACACCTTCACATGTTTTGGTCTGTCCAGCAGGTCAAAGTGTCTCTGTAAGTGTTGATCCAACTACAAACCAAACCACTTACTTGTGTTCTGCAACACAACCATCCATCAACTCATCCTCACAAAATCAACGTGGGTATCAGCAAGGATCTCAATCACAGCAGGGTTACCAGCAAAACAACAACGGCTATGGAAATAGTTTCAATAGTTATGGAACTCCACCAGATCCAATGTTTAACAGCCCACAAGCAAGTGAGCAGTATTACAACAACTTGCAAAACCAGATGAGTAGACAGAGAAGTTGCTATCAACATGCTCGCCGTCAATTACGTAACTATAATTACGGAAATTGCGGTAGCGGTGGTTATAACTCGTCCTGGTCAGGTTACGGTAACCGTTAACACGTGATCATTGGTCTCTCAGGGTATGCCCAATCTGGTAAAGATGAGGTAGCAAATATTCTTGTAAAAGAGTATGCGTTTGAACGCATAGCCTTTGCAGATGCTATTCGTGATCTTTTGGGCAAGATGAATCTTGCACTAGAGGACGGCATGCCCTTAGAGATGTTGGTTAGAACTCATGACTGGGAATATATAAAAAAGAATTACCCAAGCACCCGCACTTACCTTCAACAGTTAGGTGTTGGAGCACGAGAAGTATTGGGTGACGATGTCTGGGTTATTGCAGCGTTAAGAAAACTGGATGATTTTAAAACAAATTATGTTATTACAGATGTTCGTTTTGAAAATGAAGCAACAATGATTAGACAGATGAATGGAAAAATTTGGCGCATTCGTAGAGACGATGTTGGTCCAATTAATGACCACATATCAGAGACAGCATTAGATGATTATAAATTTGATCAAATTCTAAAGAACGAGGGCTCTTTAGAAGACCTACAGAAAAGGGTTCACGAAAGAATGAAACTAGTCCTCTATGTCAACTAAACTTATTGAAGGAAAACCAATACCAAGAGACTCTGAAGTTACAATAGGAATTGACCAATCTCTGACGGGATTTGCCCTAACAGTATTAAATGTAAAAAAGCCAGATCAATTTATTACGTGGGTATATAAGTCTCCTTATTTTGGTATTGAAAGATTGGCAGACATACGCCAATGGCTATTAGACAATTTGAACTACATAGATGAGCACTGGTATTTGGAAGATGTAGCCATGGAAGGAACAGTCTTAGCAAGCCATGCAGCCCTTGTTTTGGGGGAACTATCAGCAACCGTAAGGTTGGCAATCTACGACCACTTTGATGAGGAAGATCCTCGACGCTATCCTCTTAAAGTTCCGCCAATGACATTGAAGAAATATGCAGCAGGCAAAGGAAACGCCAAAAAACAAGAGATGCTTCTACAGATTTATAAAAGATGGGGTATTGAGTTTAATGACGATAACGCAGCAGACTCTTACGCCCTAGCAAGGCTTGTTTCAAAAAATTCAATTGATGCGGTCGAAAAGGCAGTAGTTGAACAAATGTCAGACCCTAAATACAGAGACCAACCACGACTTTAGCCTTACCCTTTGGTTTAGGAGTGGCACACCAAACGGAACCAAGGGACTAACAATTGAATACTGAA